AGAAAGGGCTGCTATCAGGCGACTTCTTCACGTCCATTATAGGCAATTATATTTCTCAGACGATTGCCCAGACCGGACATGACTTTGTCTTTGCAGTCACGGGAGAGCACATTGTAACCAAGGTGCGCTCCGACGATTGGGTAACTTTCACTCCGAGCACCCGCTCAGCCAAGTTGTTCTTCGTCTTTGTAGGACTGTTAGGCTTCAAGCTTGCGTCGGCGAAATCCTCGCTGCTATCAACCAGGCTTGTATTCCTCAGAGTGTCTTGGGGCACCGACGTCACCAATCGCTTCCGAACTTGGGGGCTGCCGTCGCGTGCCATGCTACACTACACTCAGAGGAATCCTTGGTCCTCCCCGGGTTATACACCAGTAAGACAATTGTCCGCGCAGGTGGAAGCGGCCAGGACTCTGACCCGTCGAGGCGTTGACGGTCAGCTGCTTACTGAAGTGGCTCTGAAGGTTTGGGCCCGGCACCACTCTGTGCCGGCTAGCGCGCTGCGATGTCCCACCATATGGGGCGGTTACGGGTTGGGTCCCGTCAATCTGGCTCGCGTGTTCCCTCCTTTACCCCAAGCATCAGTGTTGGCTACGAACATCTCAGTGCCATCTTATCTGATTCAAAATGAGCAGGATCAGGTCCGTAAGTTGGGAGTTAAAGCGCCACAGGATCTCGCGACTGAGCAGTTACAACTCAGGTTCGCTCGAATAATAAGTGACGACGACATGCGCGGCGTGAACACGGAACCCGCCGCTGAGTACCTTGCCAGGCTGCACAAGTGGCGTGGCAAAGTGATACCATTTGACGCACCAAATCGCAAACTTGCATTCGGTCGGTCAACTATCATGCCCCACTCACTTGCTATCGAATATCCTTTCCAATCCTCCACTTCGTATAATACATTTCCGCACGTACTGGAGGATTTGCGGAGAATAAAGCCATACCTTGCTGCAGATGGCTTTACTGTCATGAGCTGGCTCAGACAGTTTCGACCCACCATGTTACCACCTCGCCGCTGGCCCATCAATGAATGGCTTGACTGGGCTGGAGGCGGCTATCGTCCACAGATGTACTACTCAGCGGACGGCTTAGCAGACTTCGTGTCACAACTTACTGCACAAATCGTCTATTCGGCGCTATCTCCTGGAAATGGGCTCACTGCCTACCTGTTTCTCAGTGTAGCAGCTGCCGTCGACGCCCAAGTGGCACAAAGTCCGGTCTCGTGGATGACGCTCTGGTGAGAGCTCCCACTGTCAGATGCAAAACTGACGTAAAACTATAATCCAGTTTGTCCAACGGTATGTTAAAATCAGG